CCGTTGAAGCTGTGGGGCCACATTGAGGGCGACCACATCGTCAACGCCGAGAAGCCCACCATCACTGCACAGTGCTTCCGCGTGCCTGTTTCGGATGGTCACACGGCTGCCGTGTTCGTGAGCTTTGATAAGAAGCCCACCCAGGAGCAGATCCTGGAGGCATGGGCAAACTTCCGCGGCCCCGCACAGGAGCTGGATCTGCCCAGCGCACCCAAGCAGTTCCTGCATTACTTCACCGAGCCGGATCGCCCGCAGCCCAAGCTGGACCGCAACACCGAGAACGGCATGGCTGTGTGCATCGGCCGTCTGCGCGAGGACACCCTGTTTGATTACAAGTTCGCCTGCATGAGCCACAATACTCTGCGCGGTGCCGCCGGCGGCGGTGTTCTGCTGGCCGAGCTGCTGGCCGCAAAGGGCTATTTTGACTGAGTATATTTTGCGTGCAAACGCATCAAAAGGAGTTTTTAGTCTATGAAGAATCCTGTCTTTACCGGCGCGGGTGTTGCCATTATCACCCCGATGTACGAGGACGGAAGCATCAATTTTGACGAGCTGGGCCGCATCGT